GGTACTTATATAGCGACGGATTATACTTCTTTTGAAGCCCTCTTTACCAGACAATTAATGATGGCGGTTGAGATAGAGTTGTACGCGTATATGACGTCCTCACTCCCCTTTCATCCTGAATTCATGCGCATATGCGATGAGATTCTAGCTGGCCGGAATACATGCAAGTTTCGCGATTTTAGCGTCGATATTGACGCCACGCGGATGTCCGGAGAGATGTGTACGTCGTTGGGAAACGGGTTTTCCAACTTGATGTTCATGGAGTTTCTTTGTGATGAGGTCGGAGCCACCCATGTCATTGGAGTGGTCGAGGGAGACGATGGGCTTTACAGGGTGGAGGGGCCCTGTCCCACCGTCGAAGATTTTGCAAGTCTGGGTCTAGTGATTAAGCTAGAACACCATGATCAGCTGGAGACGGCCAGTTTTTGTGGCTTAGTCTTTGATTTAACAGATCAAATCAATGTGACGGATCCAATTCAAGCACTCATGAAGTTTGGATGGACGTCCGGGTCCTACTCGGTATGCAAGGAAAAGAAACTTGATGTACTCCTAAGGGCCAAGGCAATGTCATTAAAGCACCAGTTCAACGGGTGCCCTATTTTGGATGAATTAGCCGATTACGCCCTCCGCATCACCGCACATGTACCGCGACGAAGTGTACTTAAACAAGTTGAGAGACAAAGCGACATTTGGCAAAGAGAGAGGATGGAGCAAGCCATACTTTATGCCAATTTACCGAGCCGCCCTGTAGGTGACAGGACACGGTTATTAGTCGAACGACTCTACAATGTACCCGTCGAATTACAACATACCATCGAAGCCTATCTAAGGAGCCTGACTGTGAAACAGCCCTTAGATCTTGGCATCTTTCTTGGTTCAGTCAGGAGAGATTGGGAATCGTACTGGAACGCTTATGTCCTACGTCCCGCCAGTGATGAGGTACTTAAGACCCGACTTGATCGCGGGCCATATTCCCACCATGTGAAGGAATTTGACTCTTGGAAAGAGTAATAAACTTGTACCGTTCGGACGCGTTAAGGTCCCGTTAGCATTCGTCAATTGCCGTAGACGTCAACGAGAGACACCTGGGGACGGGATCTTAATAAAGCTTGTAAGTCGCTTGCGCCAGCGAATCCTGCC